TTATATATTTTCTCCTACGTTCTATTTAGTAGGTAAATTAGAACGATACACCAGAAGGTTCAAAGTGCTGATATCTCCAAGTAACTTCAAAAGTTTCAATTTCAGTTGATTCTGCATTTGTTAAATCAATAGCAGAAACTGTCAACGGATATGCAGCTCTAAATATATAACTTTTTAGAACTGAATCATCACGATCTAACTGTTCTACAGTCAAATCAGTCTGATAATCAGCAGGAGAAATAACACCAGTATTATTTGCATAATCGTTGATACCATTCTGCCATCTTTCCATTGCATTTCTAATCATGAAATCAGTATCATTCATGAAAGTAACAGTCCAAGTCTCAGGAGCTGGACGATCACCAGAAACATAAATGTTTCTTCCACGAAAAGGAACAGCAATTTCACCTAAAGTTGATGCTGGTAATTGAGAACCAGTTACTAAGAATGAAGCTCTACGAACATCTAGTCCGATTGCAATTCCAGCTGGTGGTGTAACAGTTACCCTATATTGGTTTGCTCTTGCACCACCACCGATTAAGTTTGCTTTAAAGTCATCTATATTTGCCATGATTAACCTCCTACCTCACTAAATTCGACCCCTGTTCTGGTTGCGATAAAGTTAAGCGTGATAAAATTGATAGCACGATTTGGTTTTACAAATATATCTCCGATAAACTCATTTCGGTCAATAACTTCACCCGTGTTATTTGTTCCATCAGCAACTACAGAAAAATCTGTGATACCTCTCCGTCCTTGAACATCTCTTAGGAAAGGTTCTACCAAATTTCTAAATTGTGCTCTTGTAAATTCATCGTTGAACTCAAAGAGTTGAAATTTAGCAGCTGTTGCAATCGCTTTTTCAAGAACTAAGAACAATCTTCGCACGTTAATACGATCAAATGCACTTGGTTTTGTAAGAGCAGTTTTGTCACCAAACAGAACCACACCTTGGCCTGGAAAGTTAACAACAGGATTAACTCTAAATCGATACAACTGATCTCTCTCACCCTGTGAAGGATTGTAAGATAGTTTGATTGCACCACGAACATTACCACGATTAAATCCAGCAGGAGAGAACCAAGGGTCTGCAACTCCATCAGTATGAGCACAAAGACCAGCAGTATCTCCATTCATTGGAACAAATCGATATACATCATTATATTTGTCGTACATATACTTGTAGCAACTATCAAACACCATATAAGAAGATGAAGGACATAATTCAAATGCTTCAACAACATTTTCTGTCTGTGTAGTTGAATTTGATATACCAACTGTTGCAGCACGATATGGAGAAACAAAACCTACACAGTCCTTACGACCTTCTACAAGAGAAGTTATCATAGTTACGTGTGTATCTTGTCCAGCTGCAGTATCAGTAACAGCAGAACTTGGCCCACCAAGAATTAAATTTACATCAACACCTTCAGTATCAGCAAACTTATCATATGCAAGTTCAAGTTCACCAGCAGTAACAGCATAATCGTCTGTTCCACCTGTTAAACTAACAGTAGTGATAGGTATAACTGAAGTGTATGCAGATGTCGTATCTGTTCCCCAGTTAGTACCAGCAGCAATATGATCACCCCACAATACAAATTCAGATTGATTGAATAAAATTGTTGGGTAGTATATACTGTTTCCTTGAGGCCCTTTAGCTGAAGGATTTTTTGATAGGTTAGCATAAGTTTCTATAACAGAATTACCTCTTTGACCAGCAACGTTAACATCTGATCCAGTAATATCACCAGTTGTATCAAAAATTACAATATGAACTTCATCTCCAGTTCCACGACCATTTACTCTGTTAAACTCAGATTGTCTTGGAGCAGAATCAAATAAGTCTGACCATCTCCAACGTCTTGTTATATAAGAGTTGTCAGGAATAATAGTCTGTAACCCACCAGAGTCAGGATCATCCTTTAGACGAATACTTAATACTTCACCAGAAATACCAGTAACTTCATACTGAGTATCACCAGCTTCAACAGATGCATATGGTGAAAGTGCTAACACTACATCATCTGCAACCGTAATTGGTTTATCTAGAATTAGAGCAGTTTGAGAAGTAACTGTTTTAATTTTAACTATTTCAGTAATACCAGCACCAATAACACGTTGACCTACAGCAGCAGTACCAGAATTTGCATCAACCACAAGGTTAATAGAACTGGTAAGAGCACCATTAACAACAGCAGTTACAGAGTTGTTTGTATGAAACTTAATCATATCACCAACTTGAAAAGCAAATCCTGCTTCATCAGCATCATCAACAGTAATCGTTGTGTCACCGACAGCACCAGCACCATTAACTAGGTTATTAGTACCTAAGTCTTGCTCATATGCTTGTGGAGAAGGACAGAGTTCAACACCAAGACTATTTCCTGTAGTACCAGCAAATCTTGCAATCCAATCGTTTGTTGTACTTTGTCCATCACCTGTTTCTGAAAAGAAACTTGCAAGGTAATGATCATCATCACGTACTAAAACACCAGATGCTTCACCAGCATTTACGATAGCTGATTCTGCACGAACAACTTTTAGTGCATTACTATATTTAAGAAAGTTAGAAGCAGTAAACCAAAATTCAAAATTATCTGCATTAGGTTTACCAAAATTTTTGAGGAGGTCAGCTTCAGAGGTGATATGTGTAATGGCACTCACAGGGCCTTTTTCAAAAGGGCCCGCAATTGCACCAATTGTGGTGTCAACTGATGGAACAACATTAGTTAAATCAATCTCTTTGACATGAACGCCAGGAGAAACTAGAAAAGACATTAATTGTACTCCTTATCTTTAAGAGTTGGAATTTGTTTTGTAAAGATATTTATAAAAAACAAAACTTACAAAAACTATTTTTATAAGTGTTATAACATATAAATAATATCATGGTAAATACACATTATGAGAAATATAAAGATACTATTAAAAAGGTAGCTCGTAGAAACTATCGTAAGAGAATCATACTATTGAATGAAAATCTTGCAGATAAGTCCTGTAAACACTGTGGAGAGAGTGAAACTGTGTGTTTAAAGTTCTATCCTCACGATGCAGAAATACGAAAAATAACTAAAAGAGTCGGTACTAATCCTAAAAGTAGAAGAGAAATATTTGATCTTATAGACAAAAGTATTATATTGTGTAGTAATTGTTGGATAAAAGTTGATAGTGATTTAATAGAGTTTATATAAAACTACCAATCTGAACCATAATCTCTTACTACTGCAGCCCACTTTGTACCATATTCATCTACCATATTTCCTATATTCTCATCTTCTAAACCATTTACCACGAAACCAAAAGGTGCCATATCCTGTTCTAATGCGTCCTGTTGTTCTCTCATCATTGTTTGTCTAACATCCATATCAGTTAACTCTTTAAAATATTGTTGGTCTACAGTCCAAGCAAATATAAAAAGACACGCAACTAAGTCATCATTGCATCCATCATCAGCTTCGTGTGACGAACCTTTGACTATAAATGTAGATAATTCATTAATAATTTCTAAATCTTCTACTAAAAGTTTATCATCCTCAATCAATTGTTTAAGATTAGAACATCCTATTTTCTTAACTGCCTTTGTTGTCCTAACACCTAGTTGTGCTTTACCCCCACTGAAACCTCCTCCTAGTACCTGTCCTGACCTTCCACGCATGGATGCCATGATTAAGTTATCATACTCTAAATCAAACTGCATAGTGTTTGCAACCTGTTCACCTATATCATTTACCTCTATAAGAACAAATGCTTGGTTATATGCACGAGCAACTTCATAAATTTTCGCTGGGAATAGAAGGGGTTTTATTTCGTTGTCTCTATATTTTGCCACTACTCTATATGGCATCTGTGTAACATCAACTACAATAAATGCAGAATAGTCGTTCTTTGTTCCCCGTGAAACATCAGCAGTAATTACATATGTGTGTGCTTCTTGTGGAGGTATATGAATATCAAGACCAGCATTTGATTGTTTGGGTGATCTATAAGTTAATGTTTTAAGTTTTTGTGAAGATATAAGAGTATTAATAGAACCAAGAAACTCGCACTCAAACTCTGTTTGGAATTGTTGTAGTGAGGTATTTTTAATAGTTTGTTTTTTCCACTCCTCATCACGGCCTGGCACTTCACTCCAATGAACCTCAATAGGAACATATTCATTACGATCTTCCTCTGCATCTGTCCACAGTTTATAGAACATATTCATACCATGTGGAGTAGAAACGATCATCACCTTTGTTGTTTTTCCAGATGATATAGTAGGATAAACAGAACTAAAGAATTGTTCGGCTACGTTACTAGGAACGTAAGCAAACTCATCAAGGAAAATAATATTATAAGAACCGCCACGAACCGCACTGGCAGAAGTAGAAGA